TGATTGAAAAGCCCGCTGCCCAAATTGGCAAACTGTTGTTGTTCCTGTATAGCCTGTTGTCGAGAGGTGAAGGCATCGGCAGAGGACTGTTCAGCCATTGCCTTCTCCATAGCAAACTGCTCAGGAGTACCACCAAACATGGATGTATTAACACCTGTACGGCCTTGATTAAACATCCTCTCTTCCATCATCAGCCTTTCACGATCACGCTGAGGTGATCTAGCCATGTCAAGAGTATTAAAGATGTCTTGCTGTCTGCCCTCTAAAGGCTGTGAAGCAAGATCAAGCATACCCATACCTTTGGTACGGAAGCGATCTGATGCAGCCTGTAGCTCTGGAGACAGGTTAGTAGTAGTACCGGCAGCAGTACTATTAACTCCACCTAAGCCTGTTGTGACAGTATAGGGCTGGAAAGCTGACTGTCCTCTAACATCCTCAGCCATCTGCTGAGATAGGTCATAACCTCTATTACCTAACGCCTTAGCATCAGATACGCCCTGCCCTTGTGCCAAATAATTAGCACCAGCCCCTAGTATATCTTGAAGCAAACCCATTAGTATAATCTCCCGATTGTAGCATAAATATCTAATTTTTGTATTGAAAATGGCGACCCGTTAATGGTGGCCTCTACTCCTACTGTTATTACTGAACCAGCGCCTCCGGTATTAACTCTAGGAGTGCTAATAGCAACTGCGGTTGAATATTCTCCAACACCATATTCTCCTATACCAAACTCTGCTGCGTTAGATGCGGCTAAGGTTATAGACTCACTAGAAAACTCACTAGAAAAGTCATAAGCCCACCTAATAGTAACAAGAGGGGCTCTCGATCCTATTACTGTCAGTCCTATTTTCTTTAGAAACTTTAGAAGCGAAGACGCTTCCTCTCCAAAAGTAAGGGCTGTAGTGTAGTATTTCTGTATATAAGAAACATCATTATCCTTATAGCTAGAATACGTTGAAATACCTAAAGGGTGGCCCATGTACATAGTGCCATCTACAGCCCTATGTAGTGCCTTTGGTTTAATTTCTGACCATGTAGTTGCTCTAAAGCTACCATCTTCCATTGTAGCTCTAGTGTCAAAGCAGAAAACCTTATTAGTAGTAGGGAACGTAAGCAACACAAAAGCTTCTTCAGGACTATATACAGATTTAATAGGTAACAACTCGTCTGTATAAGCAGTTAATAGATCATCCCTCACGTTCTTACTGATATCTCTAAAAGGAGCTGATTTCTCTTGTATAGTTCTTGACAGACTTCTAAGTCCTGAGGAGCTAAGAAAGAGGACATCGGAGCCTGTATTAATTACTGTATTCCTGGAAACACATCCTACATTATCTATCGTATCTTCTAACTGCATAGTAGAAGGGCTATTAGCCCCTGCATAAATTAATATAGACCTTTTACCAAAGATAATTAATCTATCATTATGAGCTGCAAGAGCTACAATATCGTCATCCCCGCTAGGCCAGAATTTAGTAACATCTATTGCGCCTGAAGTACCGCCAGTCCACACCATACCTTGTAGCATGTCTGACCAGTATATTGTATTGTTATTACCAGTAACAGAAGATACCCATAGCCTACCGTAAGCAGATAAGACTTCGTTTCCTGCTTGCACTGTCCCTGCGTAGGAGCCGTGCGCGGATACCAATATAGTATTAGCAGCAGAGCTATCCCACATCATAGGAGCATGGCCTACTTGAAACATGTAGACATCATCATTAAATGTTACCATCTTCCAGTCGTTAGCTGTTATACTAGCTGTAGAAGGGGTGTCGTCAGTCAGTGTAGTAGTACCTTTAAAAATAAGTCTATTACCAGCAGATAGTACAGTTGTAGAACCAGCTCTTGAAGTAAAGTCATGGATTGCTTCAATACCAACCGAACCAGAAAGTGCTGACCCGCCTGATGTAGTTAGATATTCCCACCCTTTTCTAGCACCTACTCTACCAAACTTATCTATGACACAGTTATTAGCTACTGAAGAAAAGCCAAGGGCTTCAGTTGTAGGAGAGTCCTGTGTATTTAAACCAAGGAAGCCTGGGGCCGCTATCTGTATATGGTGTAGTTTTTCAGCCATTAAACAGGCCTCCAAACAGTTTCTTCACCATTAAGTGTTGCGTCATACGCAATAGCATCAGATAGGTACTGCTCTGCTAGTGCAAAGTGTTCCTGTGCCGATATACCGCCTGTTTCACCGCGCTCGCGTACAGCCATAGCTAAAGCAAGCTGCCTAACAGGCTGTACAGGTACAGAGAGTATATCAGCATTAGCAGACAGTGTAGCCTGTGGCAGTACACCATTGAACTTGAGTGCATACACACCGTCAGGGACAGGATGTACATCAACTGTAAGATCACCACTAGCATCAACACCTCTAAAGGTATAGTAAGCTGGTGTGCCTTCAGGGGCGGTATTGGTCTGTTGTTCTTTGTCTAGCCACTGTGAAGGACGTGGCAGCAGCCTAAGTGGTGTAGTAGTATTGTATGCCCCTAGATCAGTAAACCTATCAGAGGAGCCTGTTAGACTATAGTTGTATGTGCTCTGTGTTGTGTTAATACTAATAGAGGAACGGAGAGCTGTCCAGTTCCATGCCTGCTCTACTATGTCCTTTGCATCGTTAACAAAATCACCTATCATAATAGAATAGGTTGAGGTAGCTACAGAGGAAACAGTGTCCTCTCGCGTCCTACGCATTACATCATTTACTATCGTTAAGTATGTTGCCATTATCCTAAGTACCTAAATAGATTGTTTGTGTCTTGAAGCCTATCAAGTAACTTAGGCTTGCGTACATACTTTGCTACGAACTCATGGTCAAATAGCTTATCAGTCGTTGAAGTGCCAACAGGAACCATACTGCCTAGCATACCTATGCCGTCTTTACCATCCTTGCCATCAGCGCCACTAGTGCCATCAGTACCATCAGCGCCACTAATACCAGCAGCTCCATCAACTCCAGCAGCTCCATCAACTCCAGCAGCTCCAGCAGCTCCATCAGCTCCAGCAGCTCCAGCAGCTCCATCAGCTCCATCAGCTCCATCAGCTCCAGTGTGTGTGGCTCCCGGCATTACTGAACCATCTGGCATAACGTGTGTGTTTTTAAGGACGTTAGGGAGCGCGGCTCTAACAGTAGAAAGGTCTATATTGTTTTCTCCTGCGGCTCTTATCACTTCTTCTTCAGTAGGAGCAGTTCCACCATTCTTTCCTGTTTTCCAGTCGTACCAGTCAACTATCTTAATCTTCCGCTGGTCATCGTTTAAGTCTGCCCACACCTTAGGCTCTTCTAATGTAGTTAAGACTTCATTGCTATATCCAGGCGTTGTAGGATTATTAGGATTATAAGTAGCCCCATATATGTCTGCGTAGTCAGTTTCAAGTTTAGCTCTTAACTCCGGGTCAGTTTCTGCTTCTATTGCTTGTTCTAGCTGTGCTCTTACAATATCTCCTTCGTCAACAGGAAGTTCTGGTTCACCGCCTGAGCTTGTGCCATCTCGATTGGCTATGTACTCTTCAATACTCTGTGCGCCACCTGATACCTCCGCTAAGACCTCTGGGGATACGTCATAAGCTTCTAAGACTGTTTTAATGTCTGCTGCTGTAGCATTAGGATTATTCTCTAACACCTTTGATACTTTAGCTATCTGTGCTTCTTTTTCTAGTGCTTGAAACTCTTCTTCTGGTGTTGGGATCGTGCTTTCAAAACCTGCAAAGGGGTCGTTTCCTGTTGACTTTGGATCACCGAAGTCAGGGTCAGAAGTGTTTCTTTTCTTATAGTCAGCATAGTCCAGCCCTGTGCCTAAGAAGTCGTCATAGGCTTTCTGCATAACATCTTGGTTTTTCTCGCGCCACTTCCAAATACTCTGGTCTACAGCGTCCAATTGTTTTTCTTCTGCCCACTCTTCTGGGGAAAGAGTACCATCCCCACTCTCCATAGCAGAGGAGAACTCCGAAATCATATTAGGGTTAGTGTTTGGGTCGAACGTATCTATGGGGAATTGTTCGTAAGGGTCTGCCCCAGCCTTTCTCATCTCATCTAAAGTAAGCCGTCCAAGGTTGTCCATCTTCTGACGTTCTGCGGTCTTTCTGCCGCTGTAGCCTTTGTAAAGCTGGTGTCCAAGTAATGCTACACTTAGGGGGTTAATAGGATTAGTGAACAGCGACCCCAGACCCTGAGACGGCTGGTTTAAAGTTTTTGCGTAGTACGCTGCGCTACCTGTGGGTTTTAGGGCCATGTTAAGACTTCCTCTCTACATTCTTAACTTTTTCTACAGTCCTCATCGCGCCCAATCCCAGCAGGCCTAATAGCACTGGCAAAAGTGTCTCCATATCTATCATCGGGATTGCTACGCTTGAGCCAGCCAATTCTAATGCCA